TTATCAATTGTTTCAATGTTCTTCTTATAACGGATGTCTGAAGTGCTGTTTAAGTCACCATATATTGTGGCCCCAGCACTGTCTACTCTAACCCTTTCAGAACCATTGTAGAACATGGATGAAGTGCCATTATGAGTAGAAGCCCACAGCCATTCATTATCTACGTCATTATAAATGCCAGTAGTAACGTTATTGTTATGCATAAACACAGCACGACCACCAATGCTGTAACCTTCCCAGCCACCATGCGCACCACCATCAATCTGGATAGAGCCATAGTTGCCAGAGACAGGCTGAACGTAGGCGTTGCCCGTGTCGCCTATACGTACACCTGTATTGTTTACATAAATCCTGCTAATGCCGCCTGTGCCAATGTTTACAATATCAGTTCCAAAAGAAACGTATGTGTTTGTGTCACCTTCGTGGTACATAGTGGTAGCAAGGTATATATTGTCTACAGCATTGATATCACCATTAACATTTACACCGCCACTGACAGTATTAAAGACTTCTATCGCATCATAATACAAACTTGCGTATGGGGCAGCATTATCTGACCAAAAGGCAGCTATAGTGTGATTGACACCAGATGTGTCCTCACCTTGGATATAGATGTTGCCGTTTGCATGGTTGTAATTTCTAAGAAAAGCGTCAGAGCCATTGTGGACGATGCGGAAGTCAGCACCTGATCCAAAATACATGTAGTCGTTATCACTTAGCTTGGCGTAGTTTGCACCCCATTCCATAACCTCTGCACCAGCACAAACAATTCGTGCTTGATTGGCTGCATGAAACTGGAAATAAGTGTCGGTGTCACCATCGTGAAAAATGCGGTCACGCAGGTAAATATCCTCAACATCGTTAATTACGTTAGAGCCTAAGGCTAACGTGCCGTTAAGGGTCATGCCGCCAAACGTGGGGCTGGATGTAGTAAGTACAGCTTGGTCAATAGATCCAGCAATGTCTACGCCATCAACAAAGCCAGAAACAGATATATGACCTGTTACATGAATTCCTGTGCCTACAGTGCTAAGTTTCTGATTACCTGAATAATATAGATTTATACCACCTAAACCATTCATATCGTTCTTGAGACTAAGATAATTACCATTGTTACTTAATAACTCAAAATCACTAGCTAGGAGTTTTACAGTTCCTGTGCCAGCATCTTTGATAATGCTATTAGACCCATCATGGTAAATTTCTAAGTCAGACCCTGCGCCGAAGATGGCTTTGTCGTTGTCGCCGAAGGATAAGTCTCCGGTCATTGTGTCGCCGGAGGTACTAACTTTGTTCTGTTGTAGCTCCACGAAGTTGTTATCGACTTCGGCGTTTGTCAGGGGCGCATCGACGTTTGTAACACCCGTTGCCGTTGTCTGACGAGTTTTGATAGCCATGATTACGCCCCTTCAATTTTTGTTAACGCGTTAACATATTATGACGCGGATAAAGTAATAGTCCAAGTTATAGACAACGTGTCGTCTGCGGCTTTGTTGACCACGCTAAACACTGTACGGCAAAGCATGTCGCCGCCTGTGGAAGCGTTAAACAAACCTGCTTCAGTTACAGCACCTGTTCCGTCTCCAGCTTCAAATGTAGACACGTAAACAACCTTTTCGTTGTTCGTGCCAGAAATGGTTGTGCTGTCTAGGGCTTCTCGTGAACCGAGAATCGACACAAGGTCAGTCTGAGACGCCGCCGCCGCTGTAGTGCCGGAGCCAACAGCCATGTGGGACATGACAGACTTGGAAGTGCCAGTCATTCGAGACGCAATGTAAGCAAGGCCAGCGTTCACAACAAGGTTTTTAACCTCTCGTTGGTCTTTTACTTGTCCGGTCTTGTCCTTCAGGACTATGTTAAGCTGACCGGAGAGCTTTAAATTTTCGTTAATCATAACGATCTCCTTAGAAGGTTCTTATAGCGCCGACGTAATCACTATCAAAGTAACTGAGGTCACAGTAACCTTGATTAACTAACGACCCCGCATCGGCAAACGAGGTTGTTTCTTCTAAAACTTTTCCGACCCCAAGTACGTCGGTTTCCGAGACGAACAGAGTGTTGTTGGTCGTTTTAGCAAAAGAAAGTTCTTGGTCGTCTAAAATGGATGCGAGGCCGTCTACATCGTCAGTCACATTTGCAGTATTCTGCAAAATGCGTTCATAAACAGTAGTCGCAACTAGCGCTTCGTTTAGGACAATACTATCCGCAAAACTTTTGCTGAAACTGTTAGCCAAAGCATCAGCAACTAGCCCAGTATCAGCTCGCGTCGTTTCAAAGTGGCCGGAGTACGTTTCGCCAACTCCTATAATTTCTAAGGTGTTTTTACTGGCGTCTCTTATGATGTCGTCTTGTAGAGCCGTAGCTTCGGAAAACTGTTTCCCTACATTCTGAAAAAATGCTTCGGAAACCGCAGCAGATTCACTGAATACGCGTACAAAACTTGCTTGTATGCTTAGGCTATCACTTGCTGACGCAACATGCGTTACATTTTTGAAAAACTGTATTTCTTGGTCATCCAGAATACTAGCTTCGCCGTCGACGTCATCCGTTGCGTACACGTTGCTAGTCAAATTTTTAACAAAACTTCTTAGCTCAGCGTCTTGAACAAGCGCTTCTTCGTCTGGCGCAGCCATCGAAAATGAAATAGCATGTTGCTCTGTTATCAGAGGTGCTTCATTTAAAAACTTAGCAAAAGCTCGTATATCTTCATCTGTGAAAATACCGTCGTCCTGAAGCTGTTTACCCACTTCGAGAGTTTTTTGTTCACTGGCTTGCGTGTTTTCAGCAAATTGCTTAACTAGCCCTAGCACAGTTTCATCTGAAACGCCTGCTGCGTCGTCCAAGACGTAGATAAGTAGAAAACTGCCAGCCAGAACTTCAGCAACAATATACTCAACCACTGCTTCCGCAGTGACATTAACATTCAGCTGTTCAATCGCCGCTGAAATCTTGTTGAGTAAAGAATATGCTGCCTTAGTACCACTCATGCAAAGTCTTCTCGTATTCTAAACTTTAACTTATCGTAAATTGTTTCGCGTATACCGCCCGCCGTAACGATTTCAATTTCGCCTTCGTAAACACCTGCGTCCTGATTTAGGTCATCTGTCTGCCACTGGAGAACGGCTATTCCGTTGTCTTCGTCCGTGATAATAAAGCTGCGAGAAAACAAAACACTTGTCTCCCCCGCTGCGCGGAAATGAAGTGTGACGGTAGCGCCGCTTAGATCGACAGCCTCTTTTGTCGTATCGTTCGTCAACGTAACTTTAAGCTGCGGACCCGTATCACCCTGTACATAATTAAATGATGTAGCCATTACGTCCTCCGATTTGAACCTTCAAAGTTTTGGTAACGGACGCGCGTATTGACTTGTCTATACTCTCTCGACCTAGCGTCATCAGCTTCTCTCGAAAACAGTTGTTTGTAGTACATAGCAAGTTCAAGATTACTCCATTCTTTGCCGGGAACAGACGCTAGTAAAGAGATCGCACCGTAAGAAATACAACGCCCGTGAGACTCGAAAATCCAGTCTTCGACACCCGTCGCTGTTAGTTTTGTCTTGAGCGCTCCCCAACCACGGAACGTGTATTTTTTATCAGGGGTAGGGTACAGCCTTATAGAAGTATCTTGGTAGATGGCGTAGTGCGATGGTCTTCCGTTTGTTTCAAACACGGTAGAGTCCAAGTGCCTATCAGTGACCCTCTTGAGCTTTACGCTGTCAATGACAAGTTCGTAAATATCTTCTAAAACGGCTTCTGTACTTGGGATAAAAATAGGATACTCCGCAACGTTTCTGACCGCGAAGTCTTTCTCCACCTCAAACCGCCAAGCGCCGCTATGCTCAAGAAACTTAGACGCCGCCTCTTGCAAGTGCGAGTCCATTACTATTTCAGGGCACCCCGGCAAGTAGGGTTGTAAGTAGGGGTAGAAGTTATCCCAAGTGCTCGTAGCCATGTTAGGTCACCCCGCTAGTCGCCACAGGTGCAACTGCTGCATCGACCTGCGTTTTAGCCCCCATAGCTGAGTTAAACGCTTGGTAAGACGCCGCTGCACGAGCTTCGTTCGCCCCGTACTCTGCGTCTTTTGAGTAAGCACGGTACAAAACCCAGTCGATCATCGGTGACATGTAAATGTCATCGAGGAGAATAACTGTTGTGTCCGACCCCTCTGGGTCTAGGTCTGACTCTGACAACGAGTGTGTGCCCGGGCTGTCAGCGTAAATAACCTCTAACTGAGCAGCCGTTGTAGCAGGAGGGTAGACAAAAAACTCCTTGGGCTGACGAGTGTCGTGCGTGTAGTGCTGAATGTTTACAGAGTTAGTCTCTGAGTGCCATGTGGGCTTCTGGTCATCCAGAACGCTGCGGCTGACAATACGAACGACTTTCTTAGTAGACGTCGTCGCTAAGTTACGAGTTATATCTAGCAACCGAAGCGCGGATGCAAATTGATCTGTAAGAACCTGACGGGTGCCTTCAGCGCACGTAAACGTACCTGTCTTAGCGTTAGCGTCAGGGCGTAGTAGTGTAATCGCGAGGTAAGATTCGTTAATCCAATTCTGCAACTCGAGGCGAGGCCAACGAATATTAGTATCCTGAAGTACAAACTCCACACGGCGAATGATGTCTATAACCTTAACTGTCGCCATCTGTCCAAGCCTCGTTTACATTGGGCGTGCTTGGGTCATCTGCTTTCAGAGTACCGTCACTGTTACGTGCGCGAGTGCGCTTCGACGGTGCTTTTTTCGCGGTTGTTTTCTTCGCAGGCGCACGGTGTTTTTCCGCCAGTTGGACTCCGGCTTCGTTTAGCTGGAACTCGCCATTGATAATTTCAGCAACAAGTACGCGCTCGCCGTCAATCATAACGCGGCCTTTGCCACCGACAATCTCACCGCCTAGTTTCTCTACAAGTTGGTAAACGTCCATAACGTCCCTCCTATCGCGGTGAGAGGGGGGCTACCCCCTCTCAGTTACACTTAGCTGGCTGAGCCAACGATAGCAGTTACTAGAGCGTCGTCTTTTACAACTTTGCGTCCATACACTGCTAGACCGCGAACGATGTCGCCGAAGTCAGTCTGGTTGCGCAGAGGCTCAGTTTTGCTGATCTGCGATGCGAAGGATACGGCTGTTTTATGGCCTGCAACCATTGTACGACGTGCTTTCGCGTTTGAAAGAGTCGCACCTGTAGATGTTGCTGCCTGACCGTTAACAAGCGCCTTGCCTGCTTCACCTTTTGGTAGAAGGTTAGACACGTACACAGTGAAGCGGTCCAACTGACCGATTTTGCCTGTACGAACGATGCTTGACTGATCGCCTGTGAAGTACGCTTGCGCAATGTCTGTTTGCATCAGCAAGTTACGATCACGTGGAGTCATAATCAACCAGCGGTCACTTTCAGGAACGTTCTGTTCGTCTAGCGCTGAAGACATTGCTAGAATTGTGTTTAGAACGTTTGCTGGAGTTGCTTGGTCAACCGGAGTTGTGTCTGTGCCTAGGTTATACGCACTTGACTTCGCACCTGCTGTTGCACCTGCGTTTGCAGAAGCAGCACCTTCAGTAACAAACCAGTTGAAGAAACACTCGTTTTCGATTTCGATTTTCAACTGCTTCGCTGCATCGTCAGTGAACATGTTCATCAAGTCCATGTCCGCTTGGTGTGCTAGTACGTCGTTGACCTGAACGCTGAAGTACTTACCTTTGTTGATCTGCATATCTTGGTAGATCGGTGCAGGAACTTCAGAAGTAAGTGTAGTACCAGCGCCTGCATAATCATTGATAGTGATTGATGGTGCAGTACGGATACGAATTGTATCACCTTGGTTCTTGATCTCGCCTTCCCAATCGGTGTTGGCAATTTCAGTCATCATGGTGTTGGCGTAGAACTTAGCGTTTAGCTTGTTCGACCATAGTTGTGGGATAAAACCGCCTGAGTAGGACGGGGTGGTATCAAAGTCTCCTGAAGAGACGACGGGGAATACAGCAGCCATTATGGCCTCCTATTAGTTTCGAGTTGTCACTAACAGCTGCTTACTTGTTAACACGTTATAGTCGGACACGGCCTTCAAGATATGCAGCAGTTATTTCGGCTTCAAGTTTAGCCGCCTCGTCAAACTGACCCTTCGTGTTCATAGTTCGAATCCGGTTCCAAGCGTTGGTTATCTCTTTTTCTGAGTAAACCTTTGCTTCTTTGCCTACCTTCTTCGTGTCCACGGAGTTAGCGGAACGATTTGGCGCAACCTGCTTCTCTAGCTCTGCTTGGCGAGTCTGACGTTCTTGTGGTTCAGCGGGTTCGAGGGTCTGCTTGAAGAGGCCAACATAGTGTGCCACCGCTTCTGCGTCTCCTGCGTTAAACGCTGCAACCGCCTGATCTCTGCGAGGTCCACGGACCATAGGGTCGTATTCGTCCAACCACGCAATCCAACGTTCATCATTGTCGATCTGGTTAAAGTCAGGGACTAA